GTCCTACTAATTATATAATACGCGCAAGCTTGCTGAAAGGAGGATGAGTCTTGCCAAGAAAACCTAAAAGACCGTGCTCTTATCAAGGCTGTCCGAGCCGACAAGCGGCATGGATTACAAAAATATGCTCGCCGTTTCTGGCTGCATCAGAGGGTTGAGAAATGAACAGCGAATAATTTTTATCGCTTCGCATGATTTTGAATTTTTAAATGTTACTTGTGATTATGTTCTGGATATGGAAAGGGCGAATGGGCTTTTGGGCAGGGAACAAGTGTTATAGTAAAGTGAGTACAAAAGTGATCTTTACGCTGAAAAAGATGCATAATATAAGGCTATCTATGCGTGATTTCCGCATGTACTGGGGTGATCCACGAAAAAAGCGAGCCTGAGTGCTTGCGCGAAGGTAATTCCCGCATGCGCGGGGGTGATTCTCAAGTGTATTTCTATTGTGCGCACAAATGTGTATCATAGAGTTAGAAAAATTTCTCCTGCAGCATATCGTGTTCTTTTTGCTTTGCACATGCATGCGCTCTTTTTTTGACGCAGGCGTTTCTCTTAGTTTAGCGCAGCTATTTGCCTATATTTGTCTTAGTGGTATTGCAGCATTGGTGGTGTGTTTTGGCGGCGCGTGTACCAGAATTGCGCATGTTTTTGAAGCGTGCCCACGTTTAGCTAAGGCAGTAGCATGATTCTACCATTTCGGGACATTATCATTTCTGACGTATAACTGTTTCCCACAAGCCTGGCAAACAAGCCTGGCAAATAGCTTGACAGTTAGATGATCTAAACTTGTTTTATTAATTCCATGATTCTGGGAGTGGACATCTTGAACGGGGCTAAGTACTAAACATATGATGGGGCTAGTACCGATACTTTTTCTCATCTACCCAGCCGTAGCTGCCATTTGTTGTTATTGTCGCAGCGGCGATACGTGGCACTGATCGGCACGGCTTTGGTGCCGCTGCTTTCTGGACTTTTTGGTTAAACTGAAGCACTCTGAAACTGAAAGGAAACGGCATTCGGCACAATTCGAAAAAGTCAGTAGAAATCAATAGAAGCTGCGGTTTATAATCGCAAAACCTATTGATTTTTTATGCGCTTGCGGTATCATAACACCATGGAGGTGGTTCTTATGATAAACAGACCGCTCTACGTCAATAAGATTGTGGCATACACCGACGCACCTTTTGTAAAAGTGTTGACGGGTGTTCGCCGCTGTGGAAAATCCACAGTTCTTAAAATGATTATGGAGAAGCTGCAACAGGAGTATGGCATTCCGTCTGAGCGAATTGTCAGTATGCGTTTCGATTCCATGGATTATGAGGATATGACAGCGAAGGAGATGTTCAAGGCTGTCAAAGAAAAGCTAAATCCAACTGGGAGAACGTATCTCTTTCTGGATGAGATTCAGGAGATTGAAGGCTGGGAGAAAGTAGTAAACTCCCTGGCAACGGATTATGATGTTGACCTTTATGTGACAGGCTCCAACTCTAGAATGATGTCTTCAGAAATTGCGACTTACCTGACCGGACGATATGTTTCCTTCCGTATCTATACGCTTTCGTTTCAGGAATATCTGGAATTCAAAAAGCAGTATACACAGGTAAAGGATATCCATGCTGAACTGGCGGACTATATCCGCTTGGGTGGCTTTCCTGCAACACACCTGCAAGAGTATTCACAGGATGAGGTTTATACGATTGTCCGGGACATCTATAATTCCACGATTTTTTCGGATATCGTAAAGAGAAATCAGATTCGTAAGATCGACCAGCTGGAAAGGGTGGTTCGGTACACATTTGCGAATGTGGGAAATTCTTTCTCAGCTAAATCAATTTCGGATTATCTGAAATCGGAGCATCGTTCTATCGACAATGAAACGGTGTACAGCTATCTGGAAAAGTTGGAGAAAGCCTATCTTCTTCATCGTTGCTCTCGCTACGACCTGCGCGGAAAGGAGATTCTGAAAACGCAGGAGAAGTTTTATCTTGCTGATACCGCTTTGCGTTACAGCGTGCTGGGCTATACACCGGACAGCGTCGCATCTAGTCTGGAAAATGTGGTGTATCTGGAGCTTTGCAGACGAGGATATACCGTGACGATTGGGAAAACACCGGATGGTGAAGTCGATTTTGTGGCGAAGAAGCAGAATGACCGGTTGTATGTACAGGTAACACAGGAGATCAAATCCAAAAAAACAGAAAAGCGTGAATATGAACGACTGCTGGAAATCCGGGATAACTATCCGAAGTATGTTTTGAGAACCGATGAATTTGCCGGAGGCAATTACCAAGGCATCAAGAGTATGCACATTGCAGATTTTCTATTGAGCACAGAATATTAACGATGAGGGCGGCGGTGAGCCGCCCTTTTGTCCTATAACTCCTAATTATCATATTTCTATAGTCAGAAGGAGTTCATAGCATTTTAATGCTGTGAACTCCTTCTTATTTTGAGTTACTTATTGCGGAGTATTAAAATCAACAACTAAAACTAGGAAGGAAAAGAAAGCAAGTAATAAGGAGAAGGCAATTATGAGCAGTGTGAAAATGACTGCTACTACTTTTAACGAGATAAGAATGGTCTTTATTATTGGCTTGTTAGTTTGAGGTAGTTTCTTTGTTGATGTAGCGGTAACGATTTTAAGAACTAGTGATATGCCTAAAAGAAGATAGCCTATACAGCAAATGGATAACGTTAGCGTATTGGATAGGTTAATTTGCTCTGTAGTTGTAGGCTCATAGAAATCAAAGTATATGGGAAGAAAATGCGTAATGTTACTTTCTTCTAAAATCACTAAAAGTAATGAGAAAACACCTAATGCCCAAAGGATATTTGCGATGGTTTTATTATTTTTCATTACATCTACTCCATGAACTGTTTTGTCCTACTAATTATATAATACGCGCAAGCTTGCTGAAAGGAGGATGAGTCTTGCCAAGAAAACCTAAAAGACCGTGCTCTTATCAAGGCTGTCCGAACATCCTTTCTGTGAGCTTTGCTTTAAGAACCGTGTGCTTGTGCCTGTTGAGCAGGTCCATCATATTAAACCGATTGCTGAAGGCGGAACGCATGAGAGGAATAATCTTATTTCTCTATGCAAATCCTGTCACTCTAAAATTCACGCTAAGCGTGGAGATCGCTGGCATAACAAATAAAAACCACCCCAGGGGCGGTCAAAATCTCTAAAAACCTATTCCCCGGGGAACGGGCGCAGGGTCTCGCGTGCAAAAACAGCGAAATCAAAAGGGCAATAGGGAAAATCAAAAACGGAGATGCAGATGTGAAAGGCAAAAACAAATATAAATTTGAAATTGTAGATGATTATGCAAAAGGCGTACTTCCAGATGGTACGCCTTTTTTGATTGATCAAGATATGGTTGAAGAGGTTTCAAAATATAGTATCCACCTTAACTGGAAGGGCTATCCCCATTGTGTAAAGAACACTAATCGAAAGTACAGTCTGATGTTGCACTGGATTGTGCTTGGCTTTTCAAAGCCACCTAAGATGCAGGTAGATCATATCAATCGAATCAAAACGGACTGTAGAAAAAGCAATCTAAGGCTTGTAACCAATCAGCAAAATTGTATGAACAGAGGGCTTGGTAAAAGAAACAAAACTGGATATTTAGGCACATTTTACAACAAACACCGAAGGTACTATATGGCGAAAATCTGTATAAACAACCAGCAAATTTACTTGTTACGCTCTAACGATTTGAAAGAGTGTGCACAGGCATATAACTATGCTGCAAAGCTGTTGTTTAAGGATTTTGCAGGCTATGAAAATCCAGTTGATGAAGCAAGTGATGAGATAAAACAAGTGGTTTATGAAAAATGCAAACCATATTTAAGCGAGTCGTTAATAGCAACACAAAAATATTTTTGAGTTAAAGCTTATGAGGGAAGGAGGCGGAAAGTTTGCCTACAAAATCAAATAATATCGGCGGTCGTGGCGGTAGACGCGTAGGTGCCGGGCGAAAGAAGAAAGCGGTTGTTGAAAAAGCGAGTGAAGGAAACCCCGGTGGCAGGCCTTTAAGCGTGCTTGATATTCCGGAGCTTGAAGGTGCTGAAATGCCTCAGCCTCACGAGTTTTTATCCGCTACGCAAAAAGATGGTACTCAGCTTCAGGCTAGAGAAATTTTCGCTGAAACGTGGAAGTGGCTAAAAGACATTGGTGTTAGCAGTAAAGTTCCGTCTCCTCTTATTGAACGGTATGCGATGAGCTGTGCTCGTTGGATTCAATGCGAGGAAGTAACCAGTAAACTCGGGTTTC